GATGCTGGTCGGGGGGTTGATGCGTCAGGGAAAGAAATGAGATGGCTTTTACCCTTGATGCTGATAGACCCTCGTCTCTTTAGGATGTACACCTGGGCCGCGTGTAGCCAGCCCGGATCCTTCTTCTTGTACACCTGGCGCATGGGCCAGGCCTGGTTGGTCGGTTTGAGATTTGCCTGGAAGATCCAAGCTGTAATAACAACCTTCAACATTGTGTACGCTCTCTGGGTTGCAGCAGGTCTGCTCGTGCGCTCAAATTGGGGTTTTGACCCAACTTCGACGGTGTTGCTCTGCATCACGCCCCAGCACTGGACCCCTACGACCCGGTGGAGCGCAGTGTTCATGGGGTACGGGGTATTACACGCCTTGAGCAAACAACTCGGCGCACACTGGCTGTGGGTGGTTATTGGACCGACTTGGCGAGCGCTTGGCGTGGTGAACCACAAACTCCTAATCCCCTGCGTCAGTGTGTTTGGCCTCTCGGGGATCATACTGACCCAAGCCTTCTCATGGGTGTGGCCCCGGGTTTTCGTTGGGTTGCAGATCGTTAGTTGCACCCTTCTGAGGGCATGGAAATCAAAAGAAAATGGTGCTGCCCCTCACGGAATTTACATTGAATTCTGGTACACACGGAACCTGGGTGTTTTGCCAATCATCCACGGCAGGCTCATTGACAAGAAGCGAAATCTTGTCTATGAAGGGAGGCACGTGGCTGATGCAAATCTTGGAGCAAAATTTGAAGCCGTGAGAGGCCGATATGACCCCTCATGTGAGAAAGATAGAAGCCGTGTCAGCTATTTGTTTGCCACGAGCGTCACACCAGAGCGGTTTGACCAGGCCAAACTAGAAAGGCACCCGTATCAGCCTTGGTGGAACTGCATTGCCATCTTGATCAATTTCTTCACCGAGAGAGAATTCACTGAGTTGGGGTGGATGCCGCTGCTGGTCTGCATGTTCATGATGGTGTATGCAACCACGCTAGTCGGATTGGGTATATTCCTGCTGGCTGCCATCTATGTGGTGGTCATTTGCGTAACGTGGGTGTTCTCACTGGATGTCCCTGACGTGCTGGCGGAGCAAGGAATTGGAGAAGGACTGCTGGGGCTTCTTGACCCCCGCGGGTACCCTGGGGTAGGCATCCAATTCCAGAGAATCACCCTGAATGTCACCCGGTCGCTGGCCTATTTCGGAGTGGTTGAGGAAATGGTTGAATCTGTGAGTTACCTTGATTTGGCCCTTTCTGACGAGAGGTTGAGGTCACGCATCGAGGATTTGGGCCTCGCTTTCCGAGGGTCACTAGGGCCGGAAGCATGGCGAAGTGTCGCAGGTAGCTACACAAGTAGGATGATAGCCTCGTACAAAACCTTCAACTCGGTCGTTGACCGTGATGCTTTCAATGAGGCCATCGCTGATATTAAGAACAAATTCACCCAAGAAAATTTTGGGAGCACAGCATGGGCCGCCTATATCCGGGACAAACTTGAGAGATTGAGCACAGTGGCTGGCTTGGCGACAAGTGTGGCCTTTGAAAAGTGGGCCAACACTGTGGCGTTCGAGAGCCTCCAGCAGGAAGACGGAGCCCTAGAAAGCAAAGTGTCAGGGTTTGAAACTAAATGGCCTTTGCGTACAAGGTTTGGAGCAGCTTACTTGAGAGCTCTTGATGGTTTCCGGGCAGGAATCGCGGAGGTGTATGATGACACAATCGTCCAACAGGTGATCGGGCGGCTAAAACCTGTTTCACTAAAAACGCTGCTAAGAGAGGGCATCTCACAGACAACTCGCAGGGAGCTTTCTGCGATGCAGGCATGGCGTGACCGAGGTGTCCCAGACAAGACTCGCAACGATGACTTCAAGTTCCGATTGGAGGCCAAGGTTCGCGAAGAACTACTAGGAATTGAGCTAGAACTACTCCTACGAGTGGCAAACAAGGGTTTCACACAACCCGTTAGGAAAGCATTGCTCGAAGAAGATCCGTCGTTGTCACAAGCCATTCCCCCTGAGGCTGCATTCGACCTATTCTTACAGTATCTTGTGCTAAGCGGGCACCCAAACGGTCTCGGGGTGAACGAGGAAGATCAGCACAAGATCCAGCACATCCTCAAAGCGGCGAGCCCTGAGGAGAAAGGCTTCGCCGAGTTGTTACTGAGGACATCCCTTTCCGGGGCAGGTTCGGAGAACTTTGATATCCTGCTTCAGGGAAGGGAACAAGGGTCCATGAGTTTCGACGGTGATTCCCAGATCATCATTTATCAACTAGGGGCCCTCGTTGAAATGGCCAAACAAGTGGGTTTCGACGAAGCCAATGCTTACGAGGCAGCCCTTTACTCTGCCAAAAAGTATGTCGAGGCAAAAGAATTCGAGGAAGACGCACGAGCAAGGGACAGAGCATCCATCTTAGAAGAAATCCAAAAGAGGCATCGGAGTGGTCGACCCCCAACGGGGGGTGAAACCCTGATCCAGTGGTGGCTCCGCTTAGAACAATATGCAGCAAGCCAGCCATTCCTGGCTGAAATCCTCGGAGTGGTGGCAACACTAATCACGAATGCTCAACAATTGGTGCTCAGATATGCTGTAGAACTGCTCGATGCTATGCTAGGAGCCCTAATGAAGCTAAAGGCCAAGAGGGAGGCAGAGGCTTTCGAGGTAGTCATCAAATTTGCGGTCGAAGCAGCTGACATCCTTGGGTCACGTCTTCGTGTCAGGCCCAAAGTCGTGTGGGCACCTCTGTACAAACGCCAAGGGAAACCCCTGAGCCGTGCCGAGCAGCTAGCGTTAGAGATCCATGGGCCAGTTGGGGATGCAAAGGGTTACAAGGAGGACTTGGACGCCACCATCTCGCTTCTTGAGAAACATTATGCCGGAGACGACGATATGCCAGAATTGCTACGTTCCTACGTGAGGCCTGCCTTCCGACCTCGCACCGCCTTTGGCACCGCGCGGGAATTCGAAGGCGTAGAGAACGCCCCCGAGCTCGTGGACCCAGGTGGAATCCTTGAAGCACGAGTGGCTTCCTATGCTGCTCGGGGGGTCAAACAAGGTTTGGATGGTGTTTACATTGCGGACGAAGGCTCGAATCTCCAATCCCTTTCACGATACGAACCCTCAGGCTTCGTTGCCGACCCAGGGGTGGAAGCCCTTGTTCTGCGATGCGCTGAGGCCCTTTACAACGAATTCCCAGAATTGTTCCAAGCGCCGAAGATGTCAACCCCAGAAGCCGTGGCCTCATACATTGAGAAAAGATACTCTCCTGGTATCCCGTTCATCGGAAGATACTCAACACGGGCTGCCATGTTCAATGCAGGATGGGGAAAAGCGATAGTCGAGGCAACGAAAGAATGTCTCCGAACAGGATTCTACCCGCAAATACAGAATCATGCCTTCCCGAAGATGCAGGTCGTGGACAAAGCCAAGCTGTTTGCAGGGAAGCCTGTCAGAACCGTCGTCGCGCAAGACCTGTTGACGACTTTTCTTGACCAGGCCTTGTTCTTAGAGCGTTCAAAACGGCCCGCCTCGCTACAGGCAGGCATAGCATCTGGAAGACCACTAACAGAAGCCGGAATGCGGGACTTCTTTGAAGCTGTGGTGTCCCACAGTTGCTTTTTCAAGGCAGATGAACGTGAGTACGACTCACGCACACCCCCATCCATCATGGCAGGTTTGGTGAGATTGGCCGAACTAGGCTTCGATGGCACAGCCAACGCCGAGGCTAAGAAGGCCTGGACAGCGACTCGTTACTTGCGCCTCCAGCAATCGTACATCACTGAACTCGAAGGGGGCCAGATACTACGGAAAAGGCGAGGTGGGAGCACAGGGCAAGCGCTTACAAGCTGGGATAACACCATGGGTGTGAAACTAAAAGCCATGGCCGCGTGGGCAATTGCGACCGGACGAGCACCGGAAAAGTTCTTTGAATTCAACACTTTCGTCAACATGTCCGACGACAACATGTGGGGCACTTCAGATGATTCTCTAGACCCCCGAGACCTCGTGATGATTTACGACCAGTTCTTCGGAGGCGAACTCGAAATAGAATCGCGCGACAATCTTGACGAACTGATGTTCCTTGGCAAAATGATCGAGCCAGGCGAGAAACATGCAGCTGATTATCGGGAGGTCGGGGCTCCAGTGCCGCGATTTGCGGTAAGGGCAGATGTTTCAAATCTCTTGATGAGAAGATCTGCTTTCACTACCCGTGTGGCTGGTTTCAGAGAGGAGCAACATATGCGCGCTCGGTTACAAAGGACGGTTGGCCATGCCTTGCTCTGTGCCCACAACCGCAGCCTTTACCATGAAATGGCGAATGAATGGATGGAAGACGCACGGCTTTACTTGCGCAGAGCCAGAGGAGAGGGCCTCTTTGATGTGGTGTGCGATGAAAAGGGCCATGTAGTCACCGCAAACCTTCGGGAGGAC